TCTCTTCAGAATAAGATGTGTAGAGTGGCATAAATCTCCTTTGGTGGTATGACTCTATATTAATCCATTATGGCAACAAATCAACAAAATGTGGACACTAATATAACTGGCACATTATCACCTTGATTTCACCGATTCCCATATTATTGTATCATCATGTTTACTTTTTCTTCTTTTAATTAATTCTAATTCATGCCAATTTGATTCAAAACAACATAGACATACATGAATACGTTTATGGAAAAATGTGCTTAAGTCACAATCTGGGCGAGGTTTAGTAGCAATCTCGATAGAGATATATCTCGCAGGCGTTTGCCAACCTTTTTTCTGTTCAGATTTATCGGCAACAAAATATACCCAACCTTTATGGACTTGCCCGAGTGGTGTAGTCCAGACTACATAGTCGTTGACTTGTGGATTATAACCAACGCTCATTTTGTAGTGTCCACTTTGTAACGTCTCGTAGTCTCTCAACTACAGTAGCATCAGGTGTCCACCCTAACTCTCTCATCTTATTACCATCAAGTGCATAACGTAAGTCATGGCCTGGCCTCGATGAGTGAAAGTCAACCATCTCATAGTTCAATTTCTTATCTTGTGCTTGAGCAATTATCTGGGCAAGTTTTAGATTATCTAACTCTTCAGCACCTACAACATTAAACTTAGGGCATTTAGCATTGCCCCATGTCTTATCAAATGTACCTTTATAATTGATTAGAAACAATACAGCACTTGCAACATCATCAGCGTGTATATAGTGTCTCGAGCCTGGTACAGTTCTCGTACTGTCACTATGGATAGTGACCTTCTCGCCGTCTCGTATTCTGCGAATACACATTGGTATATACTTCTCAGGGTGTTGTCTCTCGCCAAATACATTCATAGTGTGAGTTATATAAACTGGTAGTTGATATGTATTCTCGTAGGCAACTGCTAACTCTTCTCCGCCTGCCTTGGTAGCACTATATGGATTTGTAGAATTATATCTATCATTCTCTTGATACTTAATACCATCAGGAGCTGGCCCAAATACCTCATCAGTACTAAAATATAAGAATCTTTCGAGGTGGTCAAGTGATCTCGCAAAGTCTAATATATTACAAGTTCCCACTACATTATCCATCACAAATTCCATTGGATAATCAATACTTCTATCTACATGAGAGCCAGCAGCGAGGTGTAGAATATAATCTACCTTGCCAATCTCACGTCTTACGAGTGGATTTAATTCTGCCTTTAAATCATGCCAGACTACCTTAACTCTTTTTCTCTCGTTAGGTGTACATTCATACTGTAGTATGTCATTCAAGCGATTAAGATTGCCACTATAATCAAGTCTATCAAGTGTAACTATATTCCAATCTGTTTGAGTTAGAATACGGGCGATCAAATGATGTGCTATAAATCCAGCACCACCAGTAATCAATGCAGTTTTCATTCGTTTGTTGTATCTTCTAAAATTTTAATGAAAAACCATTGATATGATTCATCATCGCCAAGGGAAAATTCCTCAAAGATAGCGTGTGCTTCATCATGTTTTTTCAAATCTACTAATTCAGTTAATCTCTGACAATAGTAGTTTTCAACTTGAGTAATACATTCCTCTTTGGTTTTGTCCATGATTATGTATAATAGGGTGCGAGAAACAAAAATCATAACTAAGATGATTTTGTTTCCCCATTGACATTATAGAGCATCTAAGTCAGAATGGCGAGCCCTGTGTGTAGGTTTATCAACTGTCACAGTTGGTGTGTATTCGTAACCATATTTGTTAAGATAGGTTTCAAACTGGTCATCAGGCACTTTGCCTTCCCAATACTCCTTCTCAGTATAAACCTTTTTAGTTTCAATTAATTTCTCAGTTTCTATCTCGTCACTCTCATCAGCATTTGTGTGATGTGTAACTTCTTTTAATGTTTTAAGATAATCTAAAACGTGTTCTCTTATTTCCATAAGTTGTTCATAACAACCTTGATTATGAGCACAACCACGCAAATCGTGGTCAGGTTTTAATACTGACTCTGTGAATAGAGATAATGCTCTATCGTATTTGATAGCTGGTGTTTCTTCCCCAACTGAGGCTTGGTCTTTCATTGTAGTAAGATAGTAATTTTACTAATTGCTATTGTCGCTAGAAAACATAACATAATTACAACATCATATTGTTTATATTTGATGTAAAAGGGCATACAAATAACATCAGCAATAACGTGAATAATTGCACCATAGAGTGTTGATATATGTAGTATAACAAAATATGCAACAATAATCAAGCAAGAGCCAGTTACTCTACCAGCAACTAATAAATTCATTAGTAAAATTAATAAGAGTTGTCGTAGTCATCTTCATACTCATCAAAGAATGAGAGTATAAATGCAAGGATTAATCCAAGAGCCATAGAGCCGATGATGATAAGTAAAAGATTCATTTGATTAATTGTTAACGATTGAAATGGCTGGTTCGCCTTTGTTGAATACAGTATCAACAACCGCTTCAACTTTGCGAGCAGTGCTAATTCCAACTTTGCTATAGACAGGTATGCAAACTAATCCAAACGTCTTTGTGGCGTCGCCTAGACGTATTACACGCCCGATAGTTTGACTTATACCTATATAGACCATACTTCATAGCAAAAGAACTGCATCCAATCCATTGACATTGATACCTTCAGATAGAATACTATGATGTAGAACTACAAACTTTTTAGTTGTGTCCTTGCCCCAAGCATTGAGAGTATTAAAGAACTCTTCTCTATCAACCTTCTCACCATCTACAATGGCGCCAGTTTTAGATGTGATAGTCAACCATGAATAACCACGATCTGCTAACTCTTCAATGAAATCAGTTTGAGATAAGAGAGCAATGATTTGTTTAGTTGACTTAGCACATATCAATACCTTATTCTTACATATATTATCAATCGAGTCAATCATCTGTTCGCAATCACGATCAGCAACTAACTCATCTTTATGTAGTATTCTTGATTGATAAACTTCAACTTTAGGTGGTAAAATGTAACCTTCCTTAACTAACTGTGGAGCAGGCACTTGACATATCACTTGACCATACTCTGGCCAGTTCATACCCGCCTTGACAGGCGAACGACTATGCTTTGGTGTAGCAGTGAAGAAGTAACATCTTTTAGCAAGATGAGAGAAGTGTTCAGTAGCAGGGAAAAAATTCTTCTGAACTGAATTATGTGCCTCATCAAAATAGATAGTATCAACTTCAATATCAAGTGACTCTTGTATCTTGTGTAGTGAATGATATGTTGTAAAGATTAGAATATTCTCTGTGCTGTTGTGATACCAATACTCAAGTTGGTCGGTCTTAGTTGTACTGTTGTGATGTGTCTCTCCACTATGAACATGAATCACATCAACATCAGTAATATGCTCAAGAAACTCTGCTGATAATTGATTTGCAAGTAGAATACGAGGAGCAACAACAACAATAGCACGAACAGATGTTGACCTAAATCTTTGTTCAGCATCATTAATCATACACATAGTCTTACCACCACCAGTAGGAACTATGATTTGTCCTTTTGTATGGCGAAACATTGCTTGTACAGCTTTAAGTTGATGTGGGCTTAGTTGCATAGTATTTTAGTTGATATATTCATTATAATAGTTTTGATAGGTTTGTCTGCATATCATGTGACAGATTTCTATGTGGTACATATAGAGTTCCATACTTACCAAATACATCATTAAATCTATCTAAGTCTTTGCCAAGATATACAACTGCTGATTGAAATGGTGCAGCACCTCTACCATCGCCAAACTTAAGTCTCTTGTTGACAGCAAGCCAAGGATATTGTGAAACTGACTTCCACCATCTTGTTGAAACATCTAACTTAATCAATAGTATTAACTCTTTAGCATATCCTAATTCATATTGTGATACGGCATAAGGCACCCATGTCTTACTATCACTATATGGGTGGTTCATAAAAACTCTATCAGCAATCCACTTATGTGCTAATCCGTTTGTCTCTTCTGTATATACCTTAGTCGCAGGCACGTTAGGGTTGTTCTCATCATTAGAACAAGGGTCGAGGTCAATCGTACCAAAGAATTTAATTACATCGCCTACAAAATCTGGCGGTGTGTTCCAACAATCAGTTTTGTTTCCAGTTGTTGCTGTGAGTGCTGCGAGTGCTGATGAAATCATTTGTACTGTCCTCTAAAAGTTTCTTCTGTTATGATAGTAACGTCAGGCGAGTCACTATGTTTAAAATTATCACTAAGAAAATATTCTTTCAATGTCCAACCACCATGTCCACATAATACTATGATACCACACTCATAACCATACTTGTCAATAGCGTCTTGTAACTTATTACATTCAAAGTCAATTTTCTCTTCCGCTGTTCCACCAACGCCTTGTCTCTTAAGACTTACGAGTTTGCCACCTTTGTGTTTTGATGTCCACCTTTTTGCTTTCTTTGTTTTCTTGTAGGCATCGCCACCAATTAAGATGTCAACAATATGGTCTTTGTTAGTCGTAAATTGTTTTCCAACAACTGCTTGTGGATAAACATTACCACTATAATTTTCATTTAAGAAAACTTCAAGTTCAAGTTCCTTTTTGTTTCCAGTAGTAGTATCTCTGGAAGCATGAGTTGCCATGATAAAAAATGTTGATACCTCTATTATACAAAAAAAGAGGCTGCATAGCAACCTCCTTGTGACACTTTTTCAACTGTTTATATATTCTTTATATAAAGTTTCTTCTGCTTCTCTGGCAGCAATCTCATGTGGTTGGTCATCATAACTGTAGTTTTCTACTGGTTCATTCTTGTAATACATCTTTGACCATTTTGTTTTGAGAGTTCCATCAATGAATTGTTTCATATGAAACATCTCGTGCAGTAAAGTTTTTGTATAAGTTTCTTTATCAAGATGTGTATCAATCTCGATCTCGAAGCTACGGGGGCGAAACCAGCCACCCGTTGTATCACAATAACCAACACAACCCTCTCTTTTCATTCCACGATGAATGATATCGAGTGTAATTTTGTGTCTGGGAAAATACTTCTCTATAAACCAAGAGGCAACATTCTTACAGAGCCTCGTAGAATAGCCGTATCCAGAATGATAGATGTAAGACATACTCCCCAATGTAGAAACCAAACAAAAGAACTTACGAATAAAAGTTTTTCTTTGGAATTCATAAAAAAACGAAACTAAGCCTATTATAGACTTAATCTCGTAGGTGGTCAAGTTCGGTTGGGCAGTTTATAAACTGTCTAGCCTGCGGCTTCTGGCGTATTTCCCTCGGCAACCCAAGCGAGGTAGTCTTGGTAATCGGTGTTTCCTGTCTCTTTTGGAATCCAAGCACCATCAGTTGTTCTTAGTATAA